ATCCACTTAGATATTCAGTGGGTCAGCCCATGGGAGCGTACTCATCATGAATTGCATTTACATTAGCTCATCACCTTTTAGTACACTGGTGTGCGCACCTTTGTGGTATAACTGGATTTGACCAGTATATCATTTTAGGGGATGACATTGTCATCAAGCACGACAGTGTTGCCAAAATGTACATGAGTTGGTGTAAACACCTTGGTGTTGAGATCTCTTTGCAGAAAACTCATATCTCTTCTAAGATTTATGAGTTTGCAAAGAGATGGATACGCGGGACTGAAGAAATTACAGGATTACCGATACGGGGTATAGTTATGAATATATCTACACCTCATATCGTTTATTTAACTCTCTATGACTTTTTCAAGGTCAAAGGGAATAAATATTCATCTTGTTCTTCCGTTCTCGTTTTATTTTTAGAGTTCTACAAGAGTTTAAAATTTGTTTGGTTCACGAGAAAGGGCAGATCTGTGAAAAGATCCACCCGTATCTCTGAATCAACACTTTTTAAACTTGAGATTTTTACAGCAATATTAAATAGGTCATTTGGATTCCTTACATATGATGGTATTAGAGCCATCCTATGTAAGATTAATAATCCAATGTACTCTATTCCCGGCGAAAGGGTAGCTCTATCAGAATTTGATAGAATCCTCTCGTATGGTATTGCGATGGTTGCTCTTGGTAATGTAAAAACAACATTAGAATGGTTTAATGTCACTAGAGAAAATCTCTCTAGTAGCATGAATCCAAATCTAATGAGGTTTAATCCATTATTTTGAGCCATATATAATCACCTCCAGAGTATCTATAGTGAAGTTAAAAATTGGGATCCTAATCAGATCACCATTCTAGTAACTCATAAAGCATTCTCTGGAATAAACCTCTCGAGCATATTTAATAGTGATAGGAACAAAATCCTACACCTATTAGATGTGTCAAAGGGGTTTATCAAGGGTGTCAAGTTCATTGAGGGTATCGAATCTGAAACCTATTGAATGGATTCAGTCGATACTCTTAAGCACTTTGACTATTATATGAAGCCTATTATCAAAGATTTTCGGTTAGTGTCAGAGGGTAAGTATATCCGACAGTCATTTTTTAGTAAAATGATGTCTGATCCTACTTTTAAACCCTTTAATCCTAACATCGAGGACCTTGGTTTTGGTCGCTTTGGTTTTTAGTGGCCCTCTATCTCCTTGCAGTTAGCATGTCAAGATAACTCTTCA